CCGAGGCACAGCGCCGGGCGTATGTGATCGCTGATAATAAGTTGGCACTCAACGCCGGGTGGGATGAGGATTTATTAAAACTTGAACTCAGCGCATTGGATCAGATCGGCTTTGATTTGTCGGTGATGGGTTTTGATGCGGATGAATTATCCGGCCTGGTGATTGATGAGGATATTGCCGGCGGTTTAACCGATGAGGATGATGTGCCGGAAGTGGCTGAGATACCGATCAGCAAGCAAGGTGATATTTGGTTGCTTGATAATCACCGGGTGATGTGTGGTGATAGTACTAGTGCGGTCGATGTTGCTTTGTTGATGAATGGTGAGATGGCTAAATTATTACACGCTGACCCACCTTATGGAATGGGTAAGGAGGGTGATGGCGTTGCTAATGATAATCTATACCGTGAGAAGTTGGACGAGTTCCAGATGGATTGGTGGAAAGCATTCAGACAATCAGTTGAAGATAATGGCGCTGCTTATATTTGGGGAAATTCTGAGGATTTATGGCGTTTATGGTATTCAGGTGGCTTAAAGAATAGTGAAAGATTCACTATGCGTAATGAGATTGTATGGAATAAGAAACACGGTCAAGGCATGAGATCAGACCAACACAGGATGTATCCAAATGCTACTGAGCGATGCTTGTTTTTTATGTTTGGCGAGCAAGGGTTTAATAATAACGCTGATAATTATTGGGAGGGTTGGGATTTTATGGTTAATTATTTAAAACAAGAAAAAGAAAAAAGCGGACTAACCATTAAAGAATTAAAAAGAATCGCTGGTCATTCTGAAAAAAGCGGCTGCCATTGGTTTGATAAATCACAATGGATGATGCCAACAGAAGAAACATATAATAAATGGAAAAATCATCTAAATGGCAGCGCATTCAAGCGTGAGTATAACTCACTCAAGCGTGAGTATAACTCACTCAAGCGTGAGTTTTATGAGTTGCGCGCTTACTTTGACAATGTTCACGACAACATGGTTGATGTTTGGGAATTTAATCGAGTGCAGGGTGATGATCGCCATGGACACGCAACACCCAAACCAGTGGAAATGATGCAGCGCGTTATGAAATCGAGCCTGCCAAAAGGTGGATTATGCATTGAGCCATTTGGCGGAAGTGGGTCAACACTTATGGGCGCAGAAACAACCGGGCGTAAATGCTACACGATGGAATTGCAAGGCCAATATGTGGATGTGATTGTCAAAAGATGGCAAGAGTACACCGGCAAACAAGCGGTGCATGCGGTGAGTGGTTTAACCTTTGATAAGGTTGTTAATGGCTGATCAAACTTACTCAATAGAAACCATCTCAAAACTGTTAATGCTATCTGAGCGCCGGTGTCAGCAGTTGGTGGGTGAGGGGGTGATCCCCAAACAAGGGCGTGGCCAATATGACTTGGTGAAAAGTGTGCAGGGGTATGTGAAGTTTTTACGCGAGCGCGCATTTGGTGGCGTGGCCAACACTGATCAGCACGGGGAAAAAACCCGACTGATCACAGCGCAAGCAAATATTGCTGAGATGAACGATGCAGAGTTGCGCGGTGATTTGGTGCGTGCTGATATAGTAAGGCGTGCCATATTTACAGCGGCACGCGGTGTGCGCAATTCATTGCAGACGGTAGCCGATCGCCTGGCCGTACCAATGGCCGGCGAGAGTGATCACCATGAAATACACGATATGATCGAGGGTGAGATCAATCAAATTTTGACTGATATGGATAAGGAATGGTCGGACATAGTGGCCGAGCCGGTAGAGGATGAGCAGCAAAAAGATACCGAAAGTTGATGTTAATGGTGAGCGTTTGGCGCTTGCTGCAATTGCTGCCGGATTAAAACCCGACCCCTGCGAGCCGATGAGTGAATGGGCAGACGAACACCGATTGTTAAATCAAACTTATGCAGCAGAGCCAGGGCGTTGGCGTACCAATCGCACACCCTATCTCAAAGAGATAATGGATGCATTCTCACCATCAAGCAGGTGTGAGTTTGTGACCATTATGAAAGGCGCACAGCTAGGATTTACCGAGGCACTAACCAACATGTTGGGTTATATAATCCACCGCGCACCGGCGCCAACCATGATGGTGCAGCCAACTCAAAACCTGGCCAAACGTTACAGCAAACAACGTTTATCAACCATGATCCAAGACATGCCAGTGCTGCGAGGATTGGTTGCCGATCCAAGGGCGCGCGATAGTGGCAACACCACTTTATCAAAAGCATTTGACGGTGGTGTGTTATTTATTGCCGGTGCTAATTCGGCAGCCGATTTGCGATCTGTACCGGTCAGATTTTTGCTGCTCGATGAGGTCGATGCCTACCCGTACGACTTGGATGGTGAGGGTGACCCGATTGAGTTGGCTGTTAATAGGACAAAAACATTTGCGCGCCGCAAGGTTTTAATCGGCAGCACGCCAACCGTTAAAGATGTGAGCCGTGTTGAGCGCGAATATTTAAAGGGTGATCAAAGAAAATACCACGTTAAATGCCCACATTGTGAAACGATGCAAGAACTCTATTGGCAAAACATCAAATGGGATAAGGACAAAAACAAAATACCCCGCCCGGAAACCGCGTTTTATATGTGCGATCACTGTTCAGGTATGATCACAGAATCCGACAAACTCAACATGTTGCAGCACGGACAATGGGTGGCTACCAAACCTGAGAATAATTACCGCGACACGCGGCGCAGTTATCACATATCCTCACTATATTCACCCTGGGAATCATGGGCAAACCTGGTACAAAAATGGTTAGATGCGCAGCAAGACCCACACCTTTTAAAAACATTTATCAACACCGCCCTGGGAGAATGTTGGGATGAAGAGAGCAATCGGCAAGACCCAAACGATTTGCGCAAACGCGCCGAGTCATACCCGCTGCGAACTTTGCCAAGTGGTGCATTGATTGCCACCTGCGGGGTTGACGTTCAAGACAATAGACTCGAGGCAGTGATTTGGGCATTTGGTAAGGATGGCCAGGAGTCATGGGCAATCGATTGGCATGTGTTTTTTGGTGATCCTGCATCGCCCAAACTATGGGCGGAGTTGGATGAGTGGCTACAATTAGAGTTGGATCATGAGAGCGGATCAAGCGTTAAACTCAGCGCGGTGGCAGTAGACACCGGCGGACATCACACGCAAATGGTGTATGATTTTTGCCGCATTAGAAAGCACAGACACGTGATTGCCATTAAAGGACAATCAAGCCGCAACCGCCCGGTTGTTGGCCGGCCAACAAACCAAGACATCACCCTCAAAGGCAAGACCATCAAAGGCGGTGTGCAACTATGGCCGGTTGGATCAGACACTGCAAAGGGTGTTTGGTATGGTCGCTTTGCTATTGATGAGGGTGCAGGCCGTGTGCATTTTAGTGACAAGCTAGAAGATGATTTTTTTGATCAGATCACAGCCGAGAAGTTAGTCACCCGATATGTGAAAGGCCACCCGCGATCTGAGTGGGTAAAGCCATCACATAAGCGCAACGAGGTACTCGATTGCAGTGTTTATGCCCTGGCTGCTGCCTACCATTTAGGCATGAACAAATGGAGCCAAAAGGATTGGCAGCATTTAGAGGATGTGGTTGATCCAATTACCAAGGATTTATTTGCAGAAAGCACCCAAGGCACACCAAAAGACGAGCCAAAAGATGAGAAACCGGCAGCGATCGTGCCGCCACCTGGTCGGCTACTACCCACCAAACCTAAAGCCAACGGCAGTTTTGCATCGCGTTGGTAATTGATCAAGCAGTTTTTCCACAATGATTGAGGGTGTTGCAACCCTTTTTTTTTGTAAATCCCTTGATCCCCGATAATTGGTGGACATAAAAACACCAAATCACCACCATCCAAATCTATTTTTTTGTATATGGACATCATGTGGACTATTGGATGAGTCCACATGATGACCCAAACAAATTAAATGACCCAAACAATGACCCAAAAAAACCGTAAAAGTGCCACTGTGTAAGGGTTAATTGTTTGGATAAACAATGACCCAAACAAATTAAATGACCCAAACAATGACCCAAAAAAAACCGCAAAGGCCTTTGTTTATATAGGTTTCAGGGTTTTGGGTGTTTGGAATAAATGACCCAAAGAAAATTATTAAATTGGGGTTGACATTTCCAAAAAGGTTACTATTCTTATTTTTCAATCAAACACTAGATGTAGTGTTTAAATGATTCAAAAACACTAGATATAGGGATTTATGGCCAATTTATTCGATTCTTCAAATTATCCAACAACCGAGCCAACAACATTTGTGGCCGGTGATCGCGTTGCTTGGACACGATCAGATTTGATCGTTGATTATCCAACTGCGGAATATTCACTAAAATATACATCGCGACTTTTTGGTGATGGCACCGCCGAAACGGCCATACAATCCACTGAAATCAATAATATTTACACTGTTATTTTTTCATCAGCAGCCACCGCAAATATAAAACCTGGGATTTATCATTGGCAGGCATTGATCACTCAAACATCAACAAATCAGCGCGTAACGGTTGACAGTGGCACATGGGAAGTGATGGCCAATAGGGATGAGTCAACAGACGATCCTCGTGGCCATATTAAGAAAGTTTTAGATGCTGTTGAGGCCACCATCGAGGGCAGAGCAAGCAAAGATCAGGAAAGCTACTCAATACAAGGCCGCAGCCTAGCACGCACACCGATCCCTGATTTGATTTTATTGCGTGATAAATATCGTGCCGAGTATGTGCGCGAAACTCGCGCGGAGCGTATTCGCAATGGCTTGGGTCATAGTGGCATTATCAAGACGAGGTTTTAATGGATTTTAATTTTTTCAAAAGACGTAAAAAAACCACTGCCCGCCGCGCTTATGCCGGTGCCAAGATTGATCGTTTAACTAATTCATGGACTACAAGCGCACAATCAATCAATGATGATTTGCTTGCAGGCGGCAAAGTATTGCGCGCCAGGGCACGTGATTTGTCGATCAATAATGATTATGCAAAAAAATACTTGGCATTGTCAGTCACCAATGTGGTTGGTGCAAAAGGTATTGTTATGCAGGCAAAAACAACAACATCAAAACATAAGTTGGATGATAAGACCAATCGTATTATTGAGCAGAATTTCAAAGCCTGGCACAAGGCAGAAAATTGCTCAAGCGATGGGCGCATCGGTTGGATTGAAATGCAAAGGCTGTTTATAGAAACTGCCGCACGTGATGGGGAGGTGTTGATAAGGTTGATTCGTGATGGTTCAAAATACGGCTTAAAGCTGCAATTTTTGGATGTTAATCGACTTGATGAAACTTACAACGCCAAACTTAAAAACGGAAATGTCATCAATATGGGCATCGAGATCAATGACATTGGCCGCGCCGTTGCCTATCATTTACTAACTAACAACACGACCGCTTATTCACAGGGTGGTCGCTCATTTGAACGGGTGCCGGCCGATGATATTATTCACGCATTTAAGGCGGAACGCCCCGAGCAAATCAGGGGCGCAACCTGGATGGCATCGGCGATGAGTCGTTTAAACATGTTGGGCGCATACGAGGAGGCCGAATTGGTGGCCGCCCGTATCGGTGCATCAAAAATGGGTTTTTATACCTCAGAGGCCGGTGATTCTTTTATTGGTAATGAGGATGCAAGTGGCAATTTAATCGATGAAGCAGAGCCGGGCGTGTTTACACAGTTACCGGCCGGCACCGGTTTTACTGCGTTCGACCCAACCCATCCAACATCAGCATTTGAGTCATTTAATAAAGCCATTCTGCGCGGTATTGCCGGCGGTTTGGGGGTGAGTTATAACTCATTATCATCCGATCTTGAGGGGGTGAGTTTTTCATCAATCAGATCCGGCACATTAGAGGAGCGCGATCAATGGCGAGTGAGCCAACAATGGATGATCGATCACTTCTTAAACCGTGTTTATGATGAATGGTTAAAAATGGTTTTATTAAATGGCATTTTAAAGTTTGATCACAGTGATTATGAAAAATTATCAACGGTACGTTGGCAGCCGAGAGGTTGGGATTGGGTTGACCCGTTAAAAGATGCACGGGCAAACACTGAGTCAGTTTTGGCGGGTATTAAAACCGCATCAGATGTGATTGCTGCAAGTGGTAACGACATCGAGGATGTTTATGCACAGATTGCCTATGAGCAGCAATTGGCCAAAAAATATGGTTTAAATTTATCTATCACACAACAGGATGATGCAGAAAATGAACAATAAAACAATCAAAACGGGTGATTTATACCGTTATTTTAATTTGGATCGTGATGCAATTGATGAAGAAGCACGCACGGTGGGTTTATCGTTTTCAAGCGATGCACCGGTCGAGAGATTTTTTGGGATGGAAGTGTTAGACCACTCACCCAAATCTGTTGACTTGGGGCGTTTGAATGACGGCGCACCGCTTCTGATGGATCATGACACAAGCGATCAAATAGGCCGAGTTGAAAGTGCGACTGTGGATGGCAAACGCGGCTTGGCCGTTGTGCGTTTTTCAAAGTCGCCACGCGCTCAAGAAATATTTACAGACGTTATGGATGGTATTCGTCAAAACATTTCGGTTGGTTATCGAATCAACAAAATGGAAATTGACGAGTCAAGATCAACCGATGATTTGGACACTTATGTGGCAACAGATTGGCAACCGTATGAGGTCAGTGTGGTTTCAATACCCGCTGATAATTCAATCGGAATTGCAAGATCGGCAGATGGCGAAAATATTACAGAAATAACCAATTATCAAAACTTAAAGGAAAATAAAATGTCAGAAAATAAAACAGAAACAATCGATGTCAAAGCAGTTGCAAATGATGCAATGACAGCAGAGCGCACACGTGTTGCGGGTATCACTGCAATTGCAGACACTCACCCACAATTAAAAGAGTTTTCGCGCCAATTTATCAACAGCGGCAAATCACTTGATGAGTTTAGACAAGTGGCTTTGGAAACAATCACATCAAATACAGTAAAAGCACCATCAGCAAGGGTTGATGATTTAGGTTTAAATGAAAAAGAAAAGCGCTCATATTCTTTACTGCGCGCAGTAAAAGCACACTCAATCGGTGATTGGAAAAATGCCGGATTTGAGAAAGAAGTTAGCATGGAAATTGAGCGCCAGGTTGGCACATCAAATGGCGGCTTTTTTATCCCTGCTGATTTGCAATGGGGTGCGCAGCGTGATTTAACAGCAGGCACAACAACAGCAGGCGGTCACACAGTTGGAACGGATCATTATGGCGACAGCTTTATTGATGCATTACGCGCAAACCTAGTGATTGATCAAGCCGGTGCACGATTTATGGATAACTTGCAAGGCAATGTTTCGATCCCTGCATTAAACGGCACCACGTCAACTTATTGGGTGGCAGAGAATGGCACACCAACAGAGGGCGCGCCAACATTCCGTCAGGTGACAATGTCACCAAAAACGGTTGCAGCTTATGTTGATATATCACGCACATTAATGAATCAGAGCAGCCCATCAGTTGAGCAGATTTTACGTGCAGATTTAGCAGCGAGCGTTGCAGGTGCGATTGACACCGTGGCATTAAAAGGTGGTGACACTAATGAGCCAAGTGGTATTTTGCAAGCATCAGGCATTGGCGCAGTGACATTAACATCGTTAGGCAACCCAACATTCGGTGAGATTGTTGATATTGAGTCAGAAGTGGCAGCAGACAACGCACTTACGGGCGCTTTGTCATATATCACAACCCCTGCGATTTTAGGTGCAATGAAGCAAAAGGCCAAAGATACAGGCTCAGGCTTATTTGTTGCAGACGGTGCAACAGCTAACGGCCGACCGGTGTTGACAACATCAAATTGCCCGGAAAACACAATCATTTTTGGTAACTTCAATGATTTGATCGTGGGTCAATTCGGTGCCATCGAAGTGGTGACTCAGCGCAGCGCAACAAGTGGCGCGTTAACACTGGGCATTTTCTCAGATGTTGATGTTGCAGTGCGCAACGCCAAGTCGTTCGCTAAAGGTACAGGCGGATCATAAGCGTTTAATGAAATCACCATTGGTTTTATGGCCGGTGGTGGTTTTCATTATCTTATTTGCTTATTTGAAACACAGTAAGCAAATCAGATATTGAAAATAAAACAAGGAAATTATGAAAGTTACGATGTTAAGACAGACCGGCGTTAATGGCGTTGATATTATGATCGGCAAAAGTGTTGAGGTTGATGATGATATTGGCCAATATTTAATAAACAACGGCAAGGCAAAATTGGCCACCTCAAAAGTTAAAAAAAAGGCGCAAAAATAAAGCATTATGTTTGTCGAGGATTTAAGCGAGTTTTTGGACAGTAACGAGATGGCAGACAATGCCACCATCGGCACATCCACTATCGCCGGAATCTTTGACAATCAATTTGTTGAGGTGCATGGTGTTGAGGGTTTTCGCCCGGTATTTGTTTGCAGTGAGGCCGATGTTTCGGCGATTGCTCACGGCGATGATCTTAATGTTAAGGGTTTAGATTATAAGGTGGCCGGCGTACAAAGTGACGGCACCGGATTGACTTCTTTAATATTGGAGCGCCAACAATGAGCCACGTTCGGCAACAGATCCGTGATCAGTTGATATCTACATTGACCGGATTGACCACCACCGGCGCAAATGTATTTTCGAGCCGTGTTTATCCACATGAATTGCTGCCCTCATTGACCATTTATTCAACAGGTGAGGAGTTAAGTGACGAATCAGGCACCCGACAATTGCGCCTGCTCAATATTGTGGTTGAGGCCAGGGTCAAAGCAGTTGACAATTTTGATGATACTTTAGACAACATTGGTGCAGAAATTGAAACGGCCATATTTACCGATGGTGACACCACATTGGGTGGCACATGCAAAGACATCGATTTGGATGGTGTTGATATTGAATACAGCGGCGAGAGTGATCAACCCATTGCATTAATGCACATGCGCTTTGTTGCACTTTATCGAGTCGATAAGCGCGATGTGACAACATTAATTGATTAGGAGGCAATATGCCAAACATGTACAAGAAAGGATCGATGCCAATTGATGTGCATCCGTCACAAATAGAAACAGCGCAAGCACGAGGTTGGACACTCGATCAACCGTCCGAAAAAAAATCTAATTCTAAAGGAGAAAAAGAAAATGGCAATTTATAACGGAAAAGACGGCATCGTCAAAATTGGTACAGATACGATCGCAGAATTGAAATCATTCAGCATCGACCAAAAAGCAGACACCATCGAAACCACCAACATGACATCGGCAGCCAAAACTTATGTTGCAGGCAAGACATCATGGTCGGGATCATTTGAGTGCCATTTTTCAGATGATGACACCGCACAGCTAGCAATTACATCGGGCGCGATCGTCACTTTGTCGCTGTATGCTGATACAACAGCCGGAAAGACAGGTGAGGCACATGTTGACTCAATTACTATCAGCACAGCAACGGATGATGTGACGAGTATTTCGTACTCATTCACCGGCACCGGCACTCTAGCTGACGTTTAGTATTTATGGGCATCAAAGACAACGCAAAGGCTCAATTTAAATCTCGATTGTCGGGTGAGTTATCATCATTAGACGTGCCCGAGTGGGGTGATAAGATTTATTACAAGGGCGCGATTAATGGCAAACAACAAGCCGAGATTTTAAAGCTATATGATGCCGGAAAATCAGTTGATGCAGTTTGCATGGCACTGATTATGAGGGCATTAAATGAGGATGGTGAGCGAATATGGCGCCCATCTGAGTTGCAGGAACTCATGCGCGAATATGACACAACGGTGATCAGTCGTGTTGTTGAGCAAATATCGGATGAGGAGTCAGTTGTTGAGGCAAAAAAGCACTAAAGACCGACAATGATTTGATGTTTTTTTGTCAATTGGCAGAGCATTTGCACAAATCATTGGATGAGGTGATGGACTTAACAACGGCCGAGCATTGCATATGGGCTGCATATTTTGAAATAAGGGAAAATAACAATGGCTAGATCAACCGAAGCAAAATACACCATTAGGCTGCATGATAAGACGAAGAAAGGCTTTAAAGCTATTGGTCGCGCCTTAAATAAAACCCGAAAGTCTGTTTTTAGCTTAAAAACCGGCTTTGTTTCCTTGGCCGGTATCGCCGGCATGGGCATGCTAATTAAACGATCACTTGATGTGGTTGATAAACTTGGAAAAGTATCATCTAAGTTGGGCGTAACCTCGCAAGAATTGCAAAAATTCAGATATGCCGCCAAATTGGCAGGCGTTGAGCAGAGTACCTTAGACATGGGTTTGCAACGATTTATCAGGCGAGTTGGTGAGGCTGCACAAAATACAGGCGAGGCAAAACAAGCGCTCAAAGATATGGGCATCACTTTGAAAGATTCAAACGGCCAGATTTTATCGGCCACAAAATTATTGAATCAAGTATCAGATGCGTTTAAAAACACCGCAGACCCCGCAGAACGTTTACGCCTAGCGTTTAAGTTATTCGATTCCGAGGGTGTTTCGATGGTCAACATGTTAAAAGATGGTAAAAATTCATTAAATGACGTGATGAAAGAGGCCGAAAGTTTAGGCATTATTCTCAGCACCGAGGCGGTCAAAGGTATTGAAGAAACAAACAATGCATTATTTAGTTTGTCAAAATTTATTAGTGGAAATTTTTTACAAGTTGTGGCAAAACTTGCACCCTTTATTAAATCGATCACCGAGAGCATTATTCAATGGGGTCAACAAAAAATAAAAGATGGCGGCGGCATTGGTAGCATCGCAAAAACAATTGCAAAACAAATAATGTTGGCCGGCATTTCAATTTTAAGAACCTTATCAAACATTTCAAACGGATTTATTGAGTTTGGCAAAACAATTGAAAGCCTGCCATTTATGAGCAGCAGCCGGCCGATTGATGTTATTAAAAAGGATATATTTGATTTAGAAAATCAAATTGGTTTATTAAATGCATCCCTCAAGAGAGGCACCGGCATTTTGGATCTTTTAGGCATTGGCGATAAATCATCACTAGACACTGCCCACACACAATTGCAAAAACTAAACAAAGAATTACAAAAATCTAAAACAAGTTTCACCAATGTTAAACCGACCACCTTTCAAAATGCCATTGATGTTATTGAGCAACTGATCGCTGATTTAGATGTGGTTGAGGATAAAGTAACAAACATTAACAATGGCGGCGGCATTAGTGGTGAAAAAACCATATGGGATAAAATGAAAGATGGTTTTCAAAACTATAAAACAACCGTTGAAAAAGGCACATTAACAATTGCATCAATCACTGAGTCAGCAATGCAAAAAACCGAGGATGCAATTGTCAAAATGATGATG